GCGAGAGAAGGCTGAGGCAGAGTTGCTAGGTATGCACTCTGACTTTATATCTATTAGAGAGGATGATGCTTTTCACACATGGGCAGATAATCAACCTAAGTGGGTACAGGATGCTCTCTATGAAAATGTAGATGATGCTAAATCTGTATCTCGTGTTATTGACTTATACAAATCTGATATGGGTATTACTAAAAGTAAAACGTCTTCATCAGATAAAGGCGCAGCGAGTTCTGTAAAGAGTAAACGCTCAGCCGCACCAGAGCCAGAAGACAGTTCATCTTACTTACGTGAGTCACAAATTGCTAAGATGAGCATTAAAGAATACGAGAAGCGTCAAGAAGAAATTATGGACGCTCAACGTAACGGTAAATTTATTTACGATTTATCAAAGAAATAGTTGACATCTGTTTAAAGATGGATACAACTAGGTGCATGTACAGGTTACTTGAACTGCCTGTACATGCTTATAACTAAGCTCTATCCACAAAAAAGAACTACCTCAGACTAAAGGCCCAGCGCTTAAAGGATGGCAATCCCTAAAGCAAAGCTGACTACCCTATTAAGAAGAGCCTCTTTAGTTGGTATGAAGCGTATAATGTCACGCCATATCTATAAGGAGATTACACAATGGCTATTACTTCCGCAAGTGGTGGATTTAACGGAAACTTTTCCCCAATTATCTACTCAAAACAAGCACAGATCGCACTTCGTCGTGCAGCTGTAGCTAACGCAATCACTAATAACTCTTACTTTGGTGAGATTGCAAACCAAGGCGATGTTGTTCGCATTCAAAAAGAACCAGATGTGACTGTAAACGCTCTTGAGCGTCACACAGCTATCTCTGTTGAAAAGTTGAATGATGAAGACTTCTCTTTGACTATTGACAAAGCTAACTACTTTGCGTTCAAGATGGATGACATCGAGGACCAATTCTCAAATGTTGACTACGTTAGCCTAGCTGCTGACCGTGCAGCGTTTAAAATGGCTGACTCAATGGACGCAGACATTCTATCATACATGTCAGGTCACACAACTGCAGGTGCTTTCATTACCGCAACATCAGGTGATGCACAGCACGACACAGCTGGAAACCTAACAGGTGAGTTTTTAACTGCTAACCATTTGGACGCAACGGACTTCGGTTCATTGGGTTCTGCTGACTCTGCTTCAACAGCATATGCTAATGGCGATTCAATCCCATTGGCTCCACGTCTTCCAGGCGCAACAGCGTTGTCTACAGCGACTGTTTCACCTTTGACAGTGGTTGCTCGTATGGCACGTCAAATGGATCAAGCAAATGTTGACTCAAGAGGTAGATGGCTGGTATTAGACCCGGTATTTATTGAGATGCTCAAAGACGAAGATTCACGTATGTTGAATGCTGACTTCGGTGGAGCAGGTCTACAAAACGGCTTGGTCTTAAACAACCTACACGGCTTCCGTATTTACCAATCTAACTCACTACCTGCAAAAGGTACAGGGGCTGGAACTTCTGGTGCATTAGCACAAGACGTAAACTTTGGTGTTATCGTAGCTGGTCAAGACGATGCTGTTGCTTCTGCTGAGCAGATCAACAAGGTCGAGAACTATCGTGACCCAGATTCATTCGCTGACATCGTTCGCGGTATGCATCTTTACGGGCGCAAGATTCTTCGCCCAGAAGCATTAGTCACAGCGCACTACAACGCTGCGTAATAAAACTTAATATTGGGGCTGGTTTTATACTAGCCCCTTTATGTACATTTAAAACCTCTTAGGAATTAACATGGCGACTTATATAAATCTAGTGAATGAATTACTTCGTCGTCTTAACGAAGTTGAGATTAGTGAAGCAGACTTTACTACAACTAAAAACGTTCAATCTCTAGCTAAAGATGCTGTTAATTCTTCTATACGTGAAATACTACAAGATGCACAGGAGTGGCCTTTCACTCTAGTAACATATCAACATACGTTATCTTCTGGTACTAGCATATATGATTTCCCTGCTGATTATTCAAAAGCTGATTGGGAAACTTTCTATCTAACAAATGCAGAATCTGCCCACCCTACACACCTACCTAGTATCTCTTACGAAAGTTATGTATCAGAAAAGAGAAGCATAGATGATGTAGCTGGTGTAAGTGGCTATGGTAAGCCTACTACTGTATATAAAACACAGAGCACTAAGTTTGGAGTCACGCCTCCTCCTGATGCTTCTTATGTTATAGAGTATAGCTACTGGAAGTTCCCTGCAGATTTAACACTCAGTGATGACATTTGTATAATACCTGACAGATTTAGACATGTAGTACTTGATGGTGCTATGATGTACTTAATGCACTTTAGATCTAATGAACAGTCTGCACAGTTACATGCGGATAAGTTTAAAAAAGGTATAAAGACTATGCGTAGACTATTAGTAGATACTAAAGATTACCTAAGGTCTACTGTAATAAACCGAGTAGGAAACTCTTTCTATAAGAATGATGTTTAAATGGCAGATAAGCTTAATACATACCTATCAGTTTGTGCTGGAGGATTGATCACTAATGTTGATCCTTTAACCCAAGCTTCAAACTTATCAGGTAGTGCCATACGCATGATAAACTATGAACCTGCTTTAGCTGGTGGTTATCGTCGTGTTAGTGGCTACTCTAATGAATATGGTACTGTTCCAGGGACAGGTGCTGTGCTAGGTGTAGCAGTAAATGGCAACTTAGATGATGGTATATTTGCATGTAGAAAACCTACATCTGGTCACGACTACTTATACAAGTGGCAGGATTCAAGTGATTCTTGGGTAGCTATACCTGAGGTTGGCAATCCTGATATGACTAATGTTAGTAAAATAAGATTTACTAGCTTTAACTGGGCAGGTGAAGTATTACTTCTTACGGATGGAGTAAACCCTGCATCTGCATATAATGGTACTGCATACTCACAGATAACACACGCACAAGCTCCAAATGACCCTAAATATTCTGAAGAGTTTGCATCTCACATTTTTCTGTGTGGTGATTCCTCTGAACCATATAATATATATTTTAGTGCTCCTCTAAACTACTCTGACTTTAGCCCTGCAAATGGTGCTGGTGTTATTAATGTAGGTTATACTATAACAGCTATTAAAAAGTTCCGTAACCAATTATACATCTTTGGTGCTAACAATATTAAAAGGCTGACAGGTAATAATGCAGCTAACTTTGTCTTAGAGAATGTTACTTCAAATATGGGTTGCCTTGCTCCTGATTCTGTAGTAGAATTTGGTGGTGACTTACTTTTCTTAGGACCTGATGGTATACGTCCTATTTCTGGTACTGATAAAATTGGTGATGTTGAACTTGCTACTGTGTCTAAAGAAATACAGTCTATCTTCGATAACTACTATTTATCAGAACAGATAACAGACATTTCTATTGTGGTACTTAGGAAGAAGTCACAGTTTAGATTCTTCTTTAAGAATGACTCATCTCTATCTTTAATAGGTGGTATACGTAAGAGTCAGAATAAACAGAGTATCTTTGAGTATAGTCAGTTGATTGGTATAGAAGCTAACTGCGTTGATAGTGGATATATAGGACAGTTTGAACACGTAATACACGGTGATGGTTCTGGTAAAGTACATCGCCAAGAAAGAGGTAATAGTTTTGATGGACAAGATATATTTAGTCTATATCAAAGCCCTTACTTTTACATGGAAGATCCAGAGGTACGTAAGGTAGTGCATAAAGTAAATACATACCTTAAGTCTGAAGGTAACACAGAAGTATTTGTTGGTGTATCGTATGATTATGATGATACAAATACAGTAAGCCCAACAAACTATGAGTTTACTACAGAGGGAGCTGCTTCCATTTATGGTACAGCTATATATGGAGCAGGTGGTATATATGATGGTAACCCATCCCCTAAAACTCTTACCAACATATCTGGGTCAGGTAATTCTGTTTCAGTGAATTATGTTACAAACAATACAAATGCAAGTCATACTATACAGGCAATAGCCTTGACGTATGAGACAGCCGACAGGAGATAATACTTTGGCAGGTTACGTAAGACAGTCTATAGCAGACATAGTACCAACAGCTACACTTCGTGCAGCACCTATTAACGCTGAGTATAACAAACTCCGTGATGCATTTGCTGTATCAAGTGGACACAAGCATGATGGCTCAACAGGAGAAGGTGGATACATTCCACTTATCGGTGATGTTGATGCGCTAAACAAAGTTGTTATAAACACTAACAATAATACAGTTGGTGTATTCGTAGAAGTATCCTCAGCTGCTGTAGAACAAGTACGTTTCCAAGATGGTGTTATACTTCCAGTTACAACTAATGATATTGACTTAGGTTCAAGCTCAGCTAAGTTTAAAGATTTACACTTACAAGGTACAGCCACACTAGCTACTGTAGATATTAATGCAGGTAATATTGATGGTACTATCTTAGGTGCTTCAACACCTACAACTGCTACATTCACAAGTGCTACACTAAACAATAACTTGAGTGTTACAGGTACATCAACACTTACAGGCACTACAACTATTACATCCGTAGACCTTAACTCTGGAGCTATTGATAATGCCACTATAGGTTCAGCTACACCAGCGGCAGGTACATTTACGACACTTAATGCCAACACTTCTTTAGTAGCCGCTACAGCCGATATTAATGGTGGTACGATAGATGGAGCTGCACTAGGTGCGTCAGTACCAAGCACAGGCTCATTCACTACACTAGGTGCCTCAGGTACATCAACACTTGCTACTGTAGACATTAACGGTGGTAACATCGATGGTACTATTATAGGTGCTTCTGCAACAGCCGCAGGTAGCTTCACAACGCTATCTACAACAGGCCAAGCTACCCTAGCTACTGCAGACATCAATGGTGGCTCTATAGATGGTTCTACAATAGGTGCATCATCTGCATCCACTGGTGCATTTACTACACTAACTTCATCAGGTGGTATCACAGGTAATATTACTGGTAACGTAACTGGTAATACTGCTGGTGTTCATACAGGAAATGTAACAGGTAACGTCACTGGTAATCTAACTGGTAACGTAACGGCAGGTTCTGGTACATCTACATTCACTAACGTAACTATTGATGGTACGTTAAACATGAATGCTGGTACATCAGCTACTATACAAAATCTTACTGCTCCAACTAATGATCTTGATGCCGCAACTAAGAAGTATGTAGATGATGAAATATCTACGTTGATTGGTGATGCAGGTGCAGGGCTAGATACACTAGGTGAACTAGCTGATGCTCTAAATGATGATGATGCATTCAGCACTACAGTAACTAACTCCATTGCGACTAAACTACCAAAAGCTGGTGGCACAATGACAGGTGCTATCGCAATGAGTACCAACAAGATTACAGGTGCAGGTGATCCTACATCAGCACAAGACGTAGCAACTAAAGCATATACAGATGCACAGAGAGATACCCGTGTAGCTAAGACAGGTGATACAATGTCTGGTGCATTAGCTATGGGTAACAATAAGATCACTGGTCTTGCTACACCTACTGCTGGTACTGATGTTACTAATAAAACGTATGTAGATGGTATCTTAGGTTCAGCTACTGTCGCCGCTACTTCAGCTACGAATGCCGCTACAAGTGAAACCAATGCGGCTACTTCAGCTACTGCGGCAAGTAACTCTGCAACATCTGCGGCTACAAGTGCTACTAATGCCGCAGCTTCCTATGACAACTTTGATGATAGATACTTAGGTGCTAAGTCATCTGCTCCTACAGTAGACAATGATGGTGATGCTCTTATCACAGGTGCATTATACTTTAACAGCACAACTAACATTATGAACGTATACGGTTCTGGTGGTTGGCAGTCAGCAGGTTCTGCGGTTAATGGTACATCAGAACGTACCACATATACAGCTACGGCAGGTCAAACAGTATTTGCCGCTACATATGATACTGGCTATATTGATGTGTATCTCAATGGTGTTAAACTATTAGTTGGCACAGACTTCACAGCTACAAATGGTACAAGCATCACATTAGCATCAGGTGCATCAGTAAATGATGTAGTTGATATTGTAGCTTATGGTACGTTTGTATTAGCAGATCATTATACTAAGACTGCATCAGATGCACGTTATGTTGAAGTTGCTGGCGATACCATGACGGGTAACTTGTCATTCGGTGACAACGACAAAGCCATCTTCGGTGCTGGGTCTGACCTACAGATTTACCATGATGGGTCTAATAGCTATGTTGATGATGCAGGTACTGGAAATTTATATGTTCGTGGCAATGATGTTATTATCGGTAAATATACAGGTGAAACTTATCTGTTTGGAAATGCCGATGGTGAAGTTAGAATATATCACGATGGCAATCAGAAGTTTCAAACAACATCAACAGGTATTGACGTTACAGGAACAACTGTAACAGATGGTTTAACTGTTAATAGTGGCGATACTTCATCTTTCCTAACAATTAGAAATGGCAGTAACAGTTCTTTCACAAAGTTATATTCTGATTTGAACGGAGTTACAATATTAGATGTGGATGCTACTAACTCAGGTTCATCCCCAAGATTTCAAATAGATGTAAGCGAGGTTCAGGCATTAAGAATTACAGAAGGCGGCGACATCAGCTTCTACGAGGACACAGGCACAACTGCTAAGTTCTTCTGGGATGCGAGTTCTGAACGTCTTGGTATTGGGACGAGTTCGCCTAGTGATGCTCTTTCAGTGTTTACATCTGCTGACAACGGCAACAACTCATCCTATACGCAAGCTGAAATATCTTTCGGTAATGCCGCTTATCCAGTTACTATAGGCTCTTATCGTTACGGCGGCTCATACCTTAACGGAATTGACTTTTATTACAATAATGGAAGCCCCCAACTTGGTATGCGCATCGACTCATCAGGCAACTTGTTGGTGGGTAAGTCGAGTGCTTCTTACAGTACAGAAGGTCAAGAGTTTAGGGCGAATGGAGCTACGGTTTTAGGACGTTCTGGAGCTGAACCTCTAAATCTAAATAGAATTGGTAGTGATGGTGGCATTCTAAACTTTAACAAAGACGGCACAACTGTAGGTAGTATTGGTGTAAGGAGTAATGACATTCTTTATACTGCCACTGCAGATAATGCAGGGCAAAAGTGGGATGGAGACAACCAGAGAATTGACCCATGTAACGCAGATGGAAGTACAAGAGATGGCCTTTTAGATTTAGGACACAATACAGGCCGCTACAAAGACCTCTACCTATCAGGCGGTGTCTACCTCGGCGGTACTGGGTCGGCTAATAAGTTGAGTGATTATGAAGAGGGCAACTTTAGCCCTTCTTTAATAGGCTCTATAAGTGGATCATATGAATCTACAAATTTAGGCCGCTATACAAAAGTAGGCAGGGCAGTGTATGTGCAAATGTCTTTTAATAACATAGCAACAACTGCTGTTTCAGGTAATCTTTCAATTACAGGCTTACCATATTCTACAAGTAGTGTAGATTGCGTTGATATGTACCATCCAATGCAGGTTTACAACCTCAACTGGCCAGCTACCGCAAAAGCAGTTTATGTGTTTCAATCTAGTAGTTCTGGGAGTTCCAATTTGGAACTTTTTTATAGCAGAGATGCTGCTGCAAGTATTGCACTCTCAAATGCTGATTTAACTGGAACATATTTAAGATTAGCTTTTACTTACAACACTGCGGCATAACTATACGCCTAGTGGATTCTAGGCATAGACAGGTGGCAATCACGCCACGATAAAAACAGGAGGCCAATATGGCACTTACAGAAACACAAGTAGAAGATAAGATTGAAGTCGTAGGAGATTACAAGCATGTGCAAGTTCGTACAGCTACAGTGATAGCTAGAGATGGCACAGAGATTAGTCGCTCATTCCATCGTCACGTCTTAACTTGCTCAACTAAATCAGATGATACATGGGGTGACACTGACATCTCAGGTGAGTCAACAGAAGTACAAGCTATCTGTAGCGCAGTTTGGACAAGTGCAGTGAAGACTGCATATCAGACAGCTATGGATGCACAAACCCCCTAACCACAAACTTAAAGGAGTTTATAATGGGAAAAACAGAAAAAAACCCAA